GGTCAGTATTTCTTGCTTCCTCCGTACGGCTATTGTCTTGGCGTTGCTCAAGAACGTTTAAAGCTTCCTCGTGATGTCACCGTCGTTGCCGTTGGTAAATCTACTTACGCACGTTCGGGTATCCTGGTCAACATTACGCCAGCCGAAAGTGGATGGGAAGGTTACCTGACGCTTGAAATCAGTAATTGCACTGGGCTCTTCAATCGCATCTATGCAAATGAGGGGATCACGCAACTGCTGTTCTATCGTGGTAATCCTTGTCATACCACGTACCAAGATCGGAAAGGTAAGTACCAAGACCAACCAAACAACGTGGTCTTTTCTCAGGTTTAACCAAAGGCTTTACCAAACTGTTCTTTCGGTTTACGGGCGTAGCCAATAGATCCGGCACGCCCACCCGAATCACCTGCCGTTGCACTGGTCGGTTCACGCACTAAGTTGCGTTTTTGGTATTCACCAGCGGTTTTTGCAGCACGCATGTAGCGTCCTACACGTCTCTGCTCATCGTTGACTGATTCGGCTGAGCTACGTGAGTCTTGCGAAAGACGTCGCAAGTCAGTGTCATATGCCTGTTCCGGATTAAGATCTGATACCTCAGCTCCAGAAGTACCAGAGTCGACGCCTGGATCGTAAGTAGGTCTAAATCGGTTAGCCATCTTATCATTGTAAAAGGACTAAATCGATTAAAGCCGTGATGAATTCCGCTGCAGGTTTCTTAGACGCATTTGTACAAGACGAGGTAAAGTGCCGCTGTCTTGACGAAGAAGATTTTGGCGCACCCCTCGATAACGAACAAAATGATGTACCATTGTATGACATGTACAATCGCGGTCTAGTAGCATGCGAGCAGGGGCTAGAAAGGAATCCGTTGAATCTCGAGGGACAACGGCCTGGAATGACGGGCTATATCCCCTCAATGGAGCAGGGTTTGGCGATGGGAGCATCTCCGAAGCCAAGGACTCTGGTGTTGGAACTGGAGGAACCGGACGAGAAGGAACGGATGCTGTCAGCAAAACGTCGTGGTTTGCTCCGGTAGAAGAAGTGAGTGACTGCCCTGGAGGTGTTTGCCCAGTGCCCTGGGCCATCAAAGAAGAGCCTCCTGTGGTCCAAGAGGATGTGGTCAATCACCCCACTCACTACACAGATGGCGGTATTGAGTGCATTGAAGCCATTGAAGCAGCTTTAACCGCCGAAGAATTCCGTGGTTATTGTAAAGGCAACAATTTAAAGTACACCTGGCGTGAACGCCACAAAGGCGGTACAGAATCACTAAAGAAAGCTCAGTGGTATCTGGACCGCCTCATTCAACTTGACGAAGCTCAGAAGGGCTGAAGTTCATCGTCATCATCCTCGTCGTCGTCTCGATATCCACAGGCGGCGGCGAGTTCAGCTAATTCGAGATCGGTTGGATGATCCCAGTCGATCTCAATGTTTTCTGACGCCATAATGTCTTTGATGGCATGCCACTCCATCAAACGTTGGTGGTAGAGACTTAACAAAGCAAAACGCAACTCTTCCCAAGTCATCTCCTCGGACTGGAGTTCAGCTTTGCGCATGGCAAATTGAAGCTCAAGAGGAAGTTCAAACTCCCGTGGCTCGACCGAACGCTCCATTCCACTCTGCATTTGCTAGTTGCAATTATTCTAATGCTAGCCGTTAAATATCAGATCGACGGACTCATCGGCAAAGTCCTGCCATCGGTCGTCATCAATACGAAAACTGTTGGCAAACTCAGACAGGATGTAAGGATTGATGCGTTCCTCCAGGGCACGGATTGCGCGTACTTCGTGGGGAGCAGCACTGTAATTACGGAAGGCGGTCAACAAGACTTCTGTTGATGCCCAAGGGCTGGTGTCTACATCACGGAGGAAAAGACCCATCTCTTCTCTCCTGCGTTCCAGGAGACCACCAACAACCTTATGGTTTTGGTCAAAGATCCAACGGCTCATTTCCGTGGTGGCACTAGCAAAATCCTCTGCTTCCACATGATCAATGATGTGGCTGTACAAGAAGGACTCCCAACCAACGGAATGAATGAACGAGACTAGAGCCTGGCGCATGTTGTCGTCAAGTCCAAGGTTCTGGCGCTGGAGCTGGGACTCAATGACGCTGACCTCATGGAAGAGGTACTCAAGAGCTTTCTCCTGGCTGCAACGCTGACCTTGCTTGACAGGGGAACCATCGGGATAGAACTGGGTTCCAAACCCGATGGTGTATGGCTCTGCACCAGTGTACGGATCTGCGTATGCCTTTTCGTTAAACCCTTCGTATTTACGAATTAGGTTAATAGCACGCGAAAAATCCGACATGGAGATAACTATTGTTATCCCCAATATACATAATTTTTATTTACCTTGGCCCCTCATCTTTTTACGGCCGTGGCTAGGCAAGGAGTTTCTGCCCTGCCCTTGTCTGGTGCGCTTCGGTTTGGACTCAAGTCGAACTGTGGTTGATTTGGGTTTTGCCATGGTGTTGTGGTAGCAACAGTAAGATTTTAACGCAAGCTACCAGGCTTTGCATGACCAGTAGCCAGCGGTTAACTTGCTTTTCTTTTCATCACAATTGTGTCTTGCACGAAAATTTTTACGCCTCTCTGGATTATCGCGTTTAATTTCCATATTGGCATCGCCAAAACGCACAATTTTTTCTTGTCCGTTTTCGCAAGCTTTTACAACGGATTTTTTACCTCCCTGTATATCACGTCTTGGTTTATTGCACTCCATTGAGTCCTTATGTATCTTTGCTGCAGAAGCAGCTTTCTTGCGTTTATCTGCCATATGTACTAACCAAAGAGAGATCCAAAGCCACCGCCTGATCCCATATTAAAATAGGAAGGCGCACCTTCATCTTCTTCATCTGGGAAGTAATCAAAGAAACGTGAACGTGTGGGCGTATATGTTTCTTTTTTCTTTGTTGAATCATCTGCCATCATTTTATCAAGAGAGCCAATAGCAGCAAAAGGATCTGAAAAATCTGGCATGCTAAACCCCAGGAGGTTCTGCGCTCCTTTCGCAGTACTTGCTTTACCTACATCCGATGCCGAAAGATTTTTATCTTCTTCAGTTGCATCAGGGAAGAAATCTGTGTAAAACTCTGATTCACTTCCGCTATAACCTGCTTTCTGAAAGATATTAAACAAGGCACTGCCACCTGTAGGTGCTTCAACTTTCTCGTCTCCCTCTCTCTGGATATAACCAAAACCTAGTTTTTCTTGCGTGGGCTTAATCCGTTGTTCATTCAGTTCTTTAATACGCTCTCGAATATCAATAGCCTGGTTGGTGCGCAAGATACCCATCAAACCTTCTTTGACATCCTCTGTTGAATCTAGTTTTTCATTGATGCCTAACTTGTTAAGTTGCTTTTTCAAGTCCGCAGGCAACTCTGAAACATTTAAAGCATCAACAAATTGTTTTGCTTTTTGTTCTGCTGTGACAAAAGCAAGGAATACGGGATTACCAAACTCTGTCTTTTTATCTTGCAAGGCTTTTGTAAGATCCTTTTGAATGAAATTAGCAAGATCTTGCCTGGTATACGTATCAGCAACGGGATCATAATTTTTGTCTTTACCAATTACTGAATAATGTAAACGGGCAAAGTCATTTTTATTTTCTAGGTCCACACCATATTCATAAGCAAGTTGCGCCCATGGTTTACCATCTTTTACTGCAACATCACTATTGCGTGAGTCCCATGCGCTTTGGACCGATTGTTTTTGTTGTTCATAGAGTGGCTTCTTGTTTGTAACATCAGTACCACTCAGTAACTCTGGATTCCAATAAAAGTTAGGATCAAATTCTCTTTGAAGGGTTTGACCACCTAACTGATTAATGAATGCTTGTGCTTGTTGTTTTGAAAAGTCTTTAAGTGCATTAGAGGCTAACTGCGTCTGTAAAACGTTCTGCTCATTTTCTTTGACGTCCATATAACTGATAAATTCAGAAATAGATTTTGAGTTGTCAAAACGAGGTTTTAAGTAATCCTTTACAAAAGACTTTGCGAATGCTTTGTCGAGTTCATATGTTTCTTTCGCTTTTCCTGGCGTCGTGATCTGCGACATCTCTTCGTATCGCTTGGAAAGAGTTTCATCAAACCACTTTTGCCAATTGTATTGAACAGATGAACCAATCCCAAGGCTCTTATCAAGGGTTTTTGAAAGGCCCTTATCAAGATCAGTCTTGGAACCAAACCCAAGAAATCCTCCCGCTCCCATGTCACCAAGAATGGCATTCTTGATGTCCTGCTTCATATTGTTAATATTG